CGGGTGTACCCGATCCCCTCGTTCGGCCCGTCGCCGCAAGGCTGCGATTGGCAGAAGGGGCTGCTCGAGTTCGCTCACGGCATCCCCCTCGGGGCCCAAGGGTTCCGCTGGCTGAACATCCACATCGCCAACCTGTTCGGCGTGGACAAGGTCAGCTTCGAGGACCGCTGCGCCTGGGTAGCGGAGAACCTTGAGGCGATCATGGACAGCGGCGAGAACCCGCTCGACGGGCAGCGCTTCTGGACGACTGCCGACAGCCCGTACTGTGCCCTCGCGGCCTGCATCGAGTTCGCGGAGGCGTTCAACTCGGGCGACCCGAAGATCTACGTCAGCCGCATCCCTGTGGCGCTGGACGGGTCCTGCTCGGGCCTGCAGCACTTCTCTGCGATGCTCCGTGACGAGGACGGTGGTCGTGCTGTGAACCTTCTCCCCTCGGAGAAGCCGCAGGACGTCTACATGGCCGTCGGACGGCAGGCGCAGGCGATTGCCGACAGCACCCCAACGATCACCTACGAGGACAAGATGAACGGCGAGACCGTCACCATCGACAACCCTTGGAGGAACGGCAAGGTGACCCGGGCAATCGTGAAGCGCCCGACCATGACCTACTGCTACTCGGCCACGCGGTTCGGGATGCAGGCGATGATCCACCAGACCCTCAAGGAGCTGGATCGCGAGCGCGAGGCGCAAGGGGAGGGGCCGTACCTCGGCGGTGCGGACAACTACCACTGCGCCATGTGGCTCTCTCACGTGGTGTATAGTTCGATTAGCATGACTGTTTCCGCAGCTGCCACCGCGATGGATTGGCTGCGCGAGGCAGCGAAGGTGGCCTCGTCTGAGTCCATGCCCCTGTGGTGGACGACCCCGATGGGTCTGCCGATCCTGCAGGAGTACAAGACGCAGAAGGGTCACCGCGTCGACACCCACTGGTGCGGGCAGCGAGTGAAGCTGGTCGTTCAGGTCGACGACGAGGGGATCGACAGTCGGGCCCAAGCCAACGGTGTGGCTCCGAACTTCGTCCACTCGCTGGACGCCTCGCACCTCCAAGCGGTCGCTCTGCGCTGCAAGGAGCAGGGCATCCGGCATCTGGCGGTGATCCACGACAGCTTCGGCACCCACGCGGCTCACACGGCCCAACTCTCCGCGATCCTGCGCGACACCTTCGTCGAGCAGTACAGCGAGAACGTCCTCGAACGCCTCTACGAGGAACTCAAGGACCAGCTGGGTGAGGAACTGGCGGCACAGCTGCCGGAGCCTCCCAAGGTCGGATCGCTCGATCTGAACCTGATCCGTAGTGCGTCCTACACGTTCGCATAACTTCGATTAACATGAGTATCTCGGGGTCGAGGGATTAACCCCCACCATCGGCGAGGGAACACCTCGGCCCCGATTTCCAAGGAGCAAACGATGATCGACTTGAACAAGCCGCTGCAGACCCGTGACGGTCGCCGCGTCACCATCACCCGCATCCTCCCCATCGACGTCTCCTTCGGTTGGCCGATCCACGGCTTCATCCATGGCCCGTCGGGTAAGAAGGCGGCGCGCTGGCGGTCGACCGGCGGCGGTCGTGATCAGACAATCGAGACGCCGAGGGACCTGATCAACGTGCCAGAGCGCAAGGCCGTGCGCCCGAAGGCTCCGCCCGCGCTCCACCAGAAGGAGCCGGAAGAAGGCTTGTCTGTCGCAGATCGCCACATGCTGTTGCTGGCCCTCCGGTCGCACCGGCTCTTCCTCGAAGATCGCGCCCAAGCCGCCGAAGCATGGGCCGCACAGAACCGCCGATGGGCGTCCAGCGGCGCGTCGAAGAACCTAGCCCGCTGCGACCGCATGATCGCTGATCTCCAAGCCAGCTTCGCTCGCTGAACCAAAAGGAACAACCAAATGAAGAACCTCAACGTCAGCCGCGAGGCTGCGGCCCGCATCGCACGTCAAGTCGCTGAGAACAGCGGCGTCGTCACGATCCTCGGCGATCACCGCGCAGCGCCGAACTCCCCGCAGCCTTGGGGCAATTAACCCCCACCATCGGCGAGAGAACGCTCGCCACAATCGGAGCAATATCAATGGCATCATCCAGCAAGCGCCGCTTGCGGGACACGAACGCGCTCGCCGCCGTGTCCTACCACCCGACCAAGGGCTTCCGTCGCGTCTCCCTTCTCCGCGTCATCGCGCAGAGCAAGATCGAGCAACACCGGAAAATCTGGTCGAAGCTCGGGGCTGCGGTCGCATGATCGCGCCTCACACAGTCCGCGACCGGATCGCCTTCCGGTCCTCCCTGCGGCCTCTGAAGGTCCCGTCGTTCCAAGTGATCGACGCCCTGCAGAAGCACCCTGCAGACGTCCAGGTCGAAGCCCTCGCGCTCACCTTGGCGATCATCACTCGGACGCTGGGCATCGACGCCCACGACCTCCTCACCCGGGCGAACCGCCAGCTCACCGACGCTGACGCCGTCCGCAACCCGCACATCGAGGCGATTGCCTCCTACGCATCAGGAGAACTGCGTTGATCGACATCAACAAGCCGCTCGAAGCCGTCAACAAGCAGACCGGCAAGGTCGTCCCCATGACCTACTCGGGCCCCTGCAAGTACCTCGACGGAGAGAAGTACAAGGGCTCGTTCTACACCAACGAGTGCCCCGACCCATCCACCTCGAACACTGGCTGGTACGCCGACGGTCGTGACCACTGCGGTCGCGATCTCTGGGTCCTCCGTAACGTCGCCGCCACCCTCGACCTCAACCGTCCCCTGCAGACACGTTCGGGTCTCCCCGTCCGCTACGTCGGCAAGGGCGCTGACGGCCAGCTCGCGTTCGCGATCAAGTACCTCGCTGGCGAGACCGTCGAGTTCCGCAACGCCGACGGTCGAAAGAACCGCTTCGGCAGCACCAGCGCGATCACAGTCCAGAGCGCCGACGACGTCGTCAACAAGGTCGTCGACCGCGTGTACTTCTACAACGTCTACGCCGACGGCACGATGGGTGCGACGACGCACACGACGCTGGAGAACGCTCGGCTCCGCGCCAAGATCGGCAAGTGCCGCATCGGCATCATCGAGATGTTCAGCGAGGACGGCGTCGTCACGGCGAGCCGCTACCATGCTTGCACCCCGACGACCCGCAAGCGGTACGAGGTCAGCCTGTTCCCGAAGCCTGCAACGTACCCGACGGTTCGCGCCTCGGTCGCTGAGAACAACGCATGACGTCGTTCTACGACGCAATGGTGGAGGCGGCTGCTGAACGCGCCGCCGAAGCCGGAATGAGCATCCCCGATCTGGTCTCCATCGCGGAGGCCACGGAGCAGGGGTTCGACGCCCATACCTTCACCAACGACGTCAAGGCCCTGATCGCCTTCGACAACGCTGAGTGATCCTTACAGTAACCAGACAATCAGAAAGGCCTAAGTAACTTGGCGCAGAAATCCTATCCCAAGGTGACGACCCCTCGCGGCATCGCGATCTGGCCGCGCCTCAACACGCCCGACACGAAGTTCAACAAGGCGGGCAAGTACGAAGCGAAGATCGCCATCGACGCGAACGATCCTGGCCTTGCCAAGCTGCAGGAACAGGTCGAGCAACTGATCGACGCGAAGTTCGACGAGGTCGTCAAGGAGATGACCGAGAGCGGCAAGGCTGGTCTCGCGAGGAAGGTCACGAAGGTCTCGCCGTTCAAGGCGGAAGAGGACCCCGAGACCGGCGACGAGACGGGTCGCATCATGATCAAGGCGGGCATGACCGCGTCTGGCGTCAGCGCCAAGACCGGCAAGCCGTGGAGCCGCAAGCCTGCGATCTTCAACGGTCGCGGCATCCTGATCAAGAACCCCCCGGCAATCGGTGGCGGTTCGACCCTGAAGCTGAACGTCGAGCTGTTCCCGTACTTCGCGGCGAACGACAAGACGGTCGGCGTTAGCTTCCGTCTGGAAGCCGTTCAGGTGATCAACCTCGTCTCCTTCGGAGCCAAGGACGCAGCCAGCTGCGGCTTCGGTGCCGAGGACGACGGCGACGACTTCGGCGAAGCCGAGGCCGAGTTCGGTGCTGACAACAGCGCGGGCTCGACCGGCGACGACGACGACGATCTCTAAGAGCTGACCGGCGGGTCCCTTCGGGGGCCCGCCTTTCGTCGTTTTGAACGTCGAGTTCTCGCTCGCGATGGAGCCCATGCCGACCCCTCGGCCCCGGGCTCGGATCATCGTGCCACGCGGTCGGAAGCCTATCGTGTCGATGTACTCCCCCAAGGAGTACCAGACGTGGCAGGCCGAAGCCGCCAGACTCCTCACCAAGGTGCCAGCTCCCGAGGCCCCGACGCCCTACGTCGTCGAGGTCGCGGTCAGGTGCTTCATGACGAAGCCCAAGACCACCAAGCTGCCGCACCCCAAACCCGACGTCGACAACTACGCCAAGGGCGTACTCGACGTCATCACCAAGGATGGCCGCTTCTGGATCGACGACAGTCAGGTTCAGCAGCTGCTCGTCTCGAAGGCGTGGATCGAGGGTGAACCCCGCATCGACGTCGAAATCAGGGAACTGTGATCTACAAAGACATGAACCACATCGGGTTCATTGCGATCCATTGCTCGGCCACGCCGAACGATGCGAAGCACCAGAACATCGATGCAGCGACGATCCGCCAGTGGCACCGTGCCAAGGGCTGGCGGGACATCGGTTACCACTACGTGATCAAGCGGGACGGTACGGTCGAAAAGGGCCGCGCCGACAATATCCCGGGCGCTCACGAACCCCGCATCAACGCCAACTCCCTCGCGATCTGCCTCGTCGGCGGAGCGCCGCCCCTCGGCTCACCAGCTGAGAAGGCAGGGCTTGGCGAGAACAACTACACCGACGCGCAGTGGCACTCGCTGCTCACGCTCGTCACCGACCTCCACAGCAAGCACCCGAACGCGGTCGTCCTCGGACACCGTGACGTGCCGGGAGTCCGCAAGGCCTGCCCGTCCTTCGACGCGATCCCGTGGTGGGAAGCTCACCGACCCAAGTAACCCAAGGAGCCCTCATGACCCGCGAAGAACAAGTGATCTCCATCCTGCAGCGCAGGGGCCACATCAGTGAAGGCACCGCCTTCGTCGAGCTGGGCCGCGTCCAGGTCGCCAGCGCAATCTGGCGGATCAAGAACCAGAAGCCCCACCTGATCCCAGCGGGTCAGGAGATCGTCTCGGTGCCCAAGTACGACAGCGCCGGAAAGCGCTACGTCGAATGGCAGCTCCGGAAGGCCGCGTAATGCAGCGCCGCGATCTGATCCGCCGCACGACGGCCATGACCGATGCGTTCGTTGCCGCTGCCGAGAAGCTCGGCGTCGACACCTCGAACGTGAAGCTCCCCGTGAAGCGTGAGCCTGTATGGCGCGTGACGCGGAGGGGCTGAACGAGAGCGAACTCCTCTACAAGACCGAATGTCCACGACCCGATTGCGGGAGTAGTGATGCGAACGCCGTCTACAGCGACGGCCATGCGTATTGCCACTCCTGCAAGCGGCACAACGGGCGGGTCGACGGTGAGGAGGGTCCACCACCTTCCTCCAGAGGAGCCCGCATGGAAGGCCTGCTTACGGGCGTCGTTGAGGCGATCCCCAACCGCTCGCTCGACGACCGCGTCTGCGAGAAATACAACTACCAAGTCGGGACGTTCGACGGCGGCAAGTGTCACATTGCCCCGTTCTACGACGAGACCGGCAGCATCGTCGCTCAGAAGATCCGATACAAGCACGAAGGCGAGAAGGACTTCATCGTCCTCGGGGACCTGAAGAAGGCCCTGCCGCTCTTCGGCCAGCACCTATGCCGCTCCGGCGGTAAGCTGATCGTGATCACCGAGGGCGAGATCGACGCACTGTCGGTCACCCAAGCGATGGGCCTGACGTGGCCCGCCGTGTCCCTGCCGCAAGGCGCGGGCTCGGCCAAGAAGGCGATCACCAAGGCCCTTCAGTTCCTCGAAGGGTTCGAGAAGGTGGTGCTGTGCTTCGACGAGGACGAGCCGGGGCGTAAGGCTCTGGAGGACGTCCTCCCGCTGTTCAGCCCGGGCAAGGCGCACATCGCCAAGCTGCCCGTCAAGGACGCCAACGACATGGTCAAGGCGGGTCGCTCCAAGGAGCTGGTCGACGCGATCTGGTCGGCGGCTCCCTATCGCCCGTCCGCGATCATCGACCTCGACGACATCTTCGAGGAAGCCTGCCAGCCAGCCCAATGGGGACTGCCCTGGCCGTGGCTCACCTTCACGAAGAACACCTACGGCATCCGCCGGGGTGCCCTCTACGTGTGGGGTGCGGGCACGGGCTCCGGCAAGTCGACCCTCATGAAGCAGCTCATGGCTTCGGCCATGCGGCCTGACCTCTGCGAGGATCACTCGAGCCTCGGGATCACTCCGGTGGCCCGTAAGGTCGCTTCGCTCTTCTTCGAGGAGCAGGCACCACACACGCTCAAGACCCTCGGCGGTATGGTGATCCAGAAGCGCGTTCACGTCCCCGGCGTGGAGTACGACGCCGACGCTCACCGCGCAGCCATGGAGAGCTTCCGTGGCCTCTTCTTCCCGCTCAAGCCGAAGAGCCGCAGCTGGGAAGAGGTCAAGTCCAACATCCGCTATCTCAACATGGCGGAAGGCGTGGAGGACTTCTTCATCGACCCCATGACCGCACTGGTCGCGACGGTCGAGGACGAGCGCCGTGCCCTCGACGCGATGATGAGCGAGCTGGCCGGTCTGGCCGAGGACCTCAACGTCACCATCCACCTTGTGAGCCACCTGTCGACACCCGACGGGAAGTCCCACGAAGAGGGTGGGCGCATCACCGAGAAGCACTTCAGGGGCTCCCGCTCGGTCGCCTACTGGGCTCACTACATGGTGGGTCTGGAGCGCGACAAGCAGGACCCGAACTGCCCCACTACCGTCCGTGGCCTCAAGGATCGTCTCACAGGCGATGCCGTCGGGCCCTTCTGCGCCTTCCGCTACAACCGAGAGACGGGCCTCATGGAGGTTACCGATCTTCCGGACGGAGACGCATCACCCTTCCAGAACGAGACCGATGATGAACTCTGAACCCGTTGGCACCTCCCTGCCTGACGACGCGCAGAAGCGTCTGGAGTACCCGATGGCCGACGGCCTGCTGGACTACTTCCCGAACGCTCTGGCCGAGGTTGCTCGCCTGTCGCACCTCGCGACACTGCAGCACCACCCCGACCAGCCCATGCACTGGGATCGGTCGAAGTCCACGGACCACCGCAACAAGATCATGCGTCACCTCGTCGACACACACACGGTGGACGACAAGGGCATCGATCATTGGGCTATGGTCTGCTGGCGGGCCCTCGCTGGCTACCAAGAGTACCTCGAACAGAAGCACCAGCTGCCGCCGTCACGCGCCAGCCGCAACCGTCCCTACTGAATTAACCCCCACCATCGGCGAGAGAACGCCGAAAGGAGCCCTCATGCTTTTCCTCCGTACCATCCAAGTCCGCCTGCTGGCGCTCGCCAGCCGTCTCCTCCCGCGCATCACCGATGCCGCGATCCGCGACCTCAACGGCATCATCGCTGGTCTGAACAAGGCCGAGGCCCGCTTCGAGACGATCATCAACCACGAAGTCGACGTGATCAACGCGAGCTACGCGCGTCAGTCGAAGGTGCTGCAGAACGAGCGCGCTCTCCGCAACGCCGCGTACTCGCGTCAGGACAGCCTCGTCGCCGAGCTGGATCGCGCCACCCGCGTCCGTGAGCGCATCGCCGCTCTGCTCGCGTAACTGAACGTATCGATCACCCTCAGGGGGTCCCTTCGGGGGCCCCCTTTTTTGCGTCCTTCAAATGGGCGGTGGTTTCCCGTGTGGTGGCGGGGCCCTGTGGTGGGGTGTCCTTTCCCGCCGCCCTTTTGAGGGACGCTCTGAAAGGAGCGCCCGTGTTTCTACACTTCGACATTGAGAGCAACGGCCTGCTCCCAGAGCTGACCAAGGTTCACACGCTGCACATCATCAACGAGGAGACCGACGAGCGCCTGCGCTTCAACGGCGGGTTCTTCCACGACGGTACTCCAGCTCCCCGTGACGGGAGCATTGAGGATGGCCTGCAGCTCCTAATGGAGGCCGACGAAGTCTGCGGCCACCGCATCATCAAGTTCGACATTCCCGCGATCACCAAGGTGTACCCGAAGTTCAAGCTGCGGGGAGACTGCAAGGTCCACGACACGATGGTGTACGCGCCGATGATCTGGCCGAACATCAAGGAGATCGACCAGAAGGCCTGCAAGAACGGCAAGCGTCCGTGGGACTTCGCCAAGCGCGGTCTCGTCGGCAAGCACAAGCTCGAAGCGTGGGGCGTCCGTCTGGGCGTCCTCAAGGGTTTCTACGACGGATCGTGGGAACACTTCACGCAGGACATGGAGGACTACGCCTACGACGACCCGTTCGTCGGGCAGGCCCTCTGGCGCAAGTGCGTCGAGAAGAACTTCGGCAACCACTCGCCGGAGTCCATCGAGCTGGAGCATTGGGTCGAGCACATCATCGGCCTGCAGGAGCGCTACGGTTTCGCCTTCAACAAGGCCGAGGCTGAGAAGCTCCACATCGAGTTGATCGGTCGCAAGGCCGAGCTTGAGGACGAGCTGCGCCGCACCTTCCGTCCTTGGTACGAGCCGGAGCGCAAGTACGGCAAGGCGGTCGTCATGACCCCGAGCCGGAACGACAACAAGTACCACTACACGAAGGGCTGGCCGTTCACGAAGGTGAAGCTGAAGAGCTTCAACCCCGCGAGCAGGCCGCAGATCAGCGACCGGCTGATCAAGCTCTACGAGTGGATCCCCGTCGAGTTCACGGACGCCGGAGCGCCGAAGGTGGACGAAACCACGCTCGGCTCCCTCGATCACATTCCCGCAGCTCGCCTCCTGGTCGAGTACCTGACCGTCGACAAGCGGCTCGGGCAGCTCGCAGAGGGCGACAACGCATGGCTCAAGAAGGTCCGCGACAACGGGCGCATCCACGGCAGCGTCAGCTGCTTGGGGGCGATCACCCGTCGCATGACCCACTGGGACCCCAACATGGCCCAAGTGCCTTCCATCGTGAACGCGAAGGGGAAGGTGCCCTACGGCAAGGAGTGCCGCGCCCTCTTCATGGCTTCGACCGGCATGACGCTGGTTGGCTGCGATGCCGAGGGCTTAGAGCTGCGGATGCTGGCCCACTACATGGCGCTGTACGACGGCGGTTCCTACGGGGACACGGTCGTCAACGGCATCAAGGAAGAGGGCACGGACGTTCACACGGTCAACCAGCGGTTGATCAAGCTGAACAGCCGTAACTCGGCCAAGACGTGGATTTACGCCTACCTCTACGGTGCCGGTCTCCTGAAGCTCGGCATGGTGATCTACGAGGACTACACCGCCGCGCAGCGCGAAGCGTTCAACGCCAAGCACCCTGCGGGCAAGCCGCGTGAGACCGCGATTGCGCGTCTCGGGAAGCAAGCCCGTATGCGCGTCGAGGCCGGTCTACCGGCGCTCGGCGAGTTGCAGAAGAAGGTCGCAAGGCTGGCCCAGCGTGGTCACCTCAAGACCCTCGACGGTGGCCTGCTCAAGGTCAGGTCGGCCCACTCGGCGCTAAACACCCTCCTGCAGGGTGGCGGCGCAATCGTCATGAAGAAGGCACTGGTGATCCTGTTCCACGCGCTCCTCGACGAGGGGTGGGTCCCGAACATCGTGACCGGAGCTTTCCACCGTGGCGATCAGACGATGGGCTTCGTGGTCAACGTCCACGACGAGTACCAGATGGAGTGCGACCCCGACTACGCCGACGAACTCGGCAACTTGGGCAAGCTCGCCATCACCAACGCTGGCATCGCCTTCAACCTCAGGTGTCCCCTCGCGGGCTCCTGCGACAAGGGCCGTAACTGGGCCGAGACCCACTAAGGAGTAACAGTGACCGATCCCGCCATCGTGCGGGAGAAGGTGTGCTACACGTGCCGCTGGCTCAAGCCGGTGAAGGAGTTCTACCGGAACCGCCAATCGGCGGATGGGCTAGACCACTACTGCAAGGTTTGCCGGAGGGGGAAGAGCAGCGTCTCTAACCCCCTCCGCGACCATGTTTTCCTGCTGCTCTCTGCTGCTCGATCTCGGGCGAAGAGGCAGAAGGTCCCCTTCGATCTCACCGAGGACGACATCGCGATCCCTGCGAGGTGTCCGGTCCTCGGCATCCCGCTGGAGAGAGGGGAGGGGAAGCCTACCCCGAACTCCCCTTCTCTCGACAAGATCATCCCCGCCCTCGGGTACGTGAAGGGCAACGTCGCGGTGATCAGCCACCGTGCCAACTCGATCAAGAACAACGCCTCAATTCATGAGCTGCGGGCACTCGTCCGCTGGCTCGAAACCTACACGGAGTAACCAATGTTCAACCCTCACCCCCCGGCAGAGACCTTCGAGCAGGGCGAGCGCGCCTTCTACGGGCGGCTGATTGCCTATGCCGGGATCGCCATCGGTCTCGGGGTCGCAACCCTCGCCATGATCCTCGTTTTCGGCGGTTGGCCGGTGACCCTCTACGGCCAGATCGTGACGATCCTCGGGACCACCCTCGGTGCCTCCATGTTCGTCATGCTCTATGTGATCCACATCCTCGGGATCGGCGGGCCCGTCGGCAACTCCAAGTTCTCGCTGACGCCCACCGGCCTCACCTCCGAAAGCAGCGGCGACAAGTGAGCCGCTACCGTCATGCGGTGATCCCGCAGGACACCGGCTTCGCATATCGCATCTACGAGGGTGACCGCGTGGTCATCACCTCGGGAACCTTCCTCTACCGCAAGGACGCCGACACCGTCGGGAAGCATTTCGCTTCGGACGACGATCTCGAAACCTTCATCAACCGAAAGTAACCCCATGCTCACCAACGTACTCACCTCGCGGTTCGCGGGGCCGATCCTGCTCGTCCTGGCCGCGCTCACGTTGGTGGGCGGAGGGGCCTTCGGCGTCCAGACGTACCGTCTCCACAACTCGCAGAACCTCGTCGCTTCGCAGAAGCAGACCATCGGCAGTCTCAACAGTCGCATCCTTGAGAAGGACGCGCTGGCGGAGAGCTACAAGCTCACCATCGCGCAGCAGAACGCATCCATCGATGCGATCTCGAAGGTCCGCTCTGAGGACCGCGTGATCTACCTGAAGCAGTACGGCGCAGCGGACCAAGCGGCCAAGGGCGACGACGCCCGAGCCGACCAGCTGCTCGGCCTGCAGAACACCTTCACCGACGAGCTGGCGCAGTGCCGCGCCTCCAAGCTCCTTCTCGAACAGGAGGTCGGCCAGTGAGCCTTCCAGCAATCCAGCCAGAGCGTGAACCCATCACGCTCCTCGAAGCGATCAAGCTCGGCAGCTCTGCCGGTCGCATGAACCGCTACCGTGAGGCCCTCAAGACCGAACACGGCGGCGGGCTCCTGTCGATCTCGTACAAGGGCGCAGTGCGGGAGTTCCCGCTGATCTCCACCGAGGTCGATGCGCTCCTGTCGCTCCTGATCGAGCGCGAAGCCGCCTTCCTCACCCCGTTCAACGTGGAGATGCCACAGTGAAGAACACCCTACGCCTGTGGTGGATGCGCCACGGCCTCCTGCTGATGACCTTCAGCGTGGCCCTCGTCGGCTGCACCAACACCAAGGAAATCGCCGGTCCCCCGGTGGTCGCCAAGGTGGCCGTGCCGGTCGCCTGTGAGATCGAGCAAGTCCCTGCCAGCCAGCGCCTCACCGCGCCGAAGGGCTCGGGCATCTTCGACCTGACCAAGACGGCCCTGTCGGATCGCCGTCGGCTCATGGCGGAGAACACCCGCCTGCGCGCCGCCAACAACAACCCATGCCCGGGAGCAGCCAAGTGAAGAAGCTACTCGCACTCGCAGCCCTCGCACTGCCCCTCGCGGCCTGCGACATGCCGACGCCTCCGCCGCCGCCCCCATACCACTGCATCCAGAGCCATGACGAACTGGACGTCGCCAGCGGCCTCGCGATGTACGCCATGACCGGCTCCAAGATGATGGGCGCGATATCCGCCTCCAAGACCGTCTGCACCAAGTGGTCGGACGGGAAGGACCACGGTCCCCAAGTAGACGCCCCGGTGAGCTGATGCAGAGCCGCATCGACAGCCTTATGGAGGCCCTGACCAACACTGCCATTGGCCTCGCGATCTCCCAAGTCGCGAACATGGTGATCCTGCCTCTCGTTCTCGGCGTCCCCGTTTCGATGGGTGCCGCGTTCGTCGTCGGGTTCGCCTTCACGGTGATCTCGGTCGGTCGCCAGTACACCCTTCGCCGCCTGTTCGACGGCAAGACCGTGTGGCAGGCGCTCAAGCACTGGGCGACCCGCCCGAGGTACGTCTGGTGAGCCGCGCTCTCTGCTTCCTCGCAGGGCTAGCGGTTGCCTCCATCGGACCCGCCGTGGCGGCAGACGTTCGGCTTCAGTGCCAGCCGGTGATCGTGCCGGTGCTGAAGTGCGACCCGACAGCCCTGCGGTACAACCGCGCTTCGATGGAGTGTCACCGAGCGTGAGCCGAACGCTCCTGATCGACGCGGACATCATCGCATACCAGTGCAGCGCGTCGAACGAGATGAACATCGATTGGGGTGACGGGATCACGTCCCACACCGCCGACTTCGACGCGGCCAAACAGGCAGCTCGAGAGACCGTCGATCACCTCGTTACCAAGCTCAAGGCGGATGACGTGATCATCTGCCTCTCCGACGACTTCCGGAACTTCCGGAAGGAGATCGTCTACCCTGAGTACAAGTCGAACCGGAAGGCGTCAGTCCGACCGGAACACCTCTACGATCTGAAGGAATGGTTCGGTACGGAGTTCAAGACGGAGCTGCGCCCCCTGATGGAGGCCGACGACGTCATGGGCATCCTCGCCACCGAGCCCCACGAAGGTGAGCGGGTCATCGTCTCTGCCGACAAGGATATGCAGACGATCCCCGCGCCCCTCTACAACCCCAACAAGCCCGAGCTGAAGATCAGGCGGATCACCCCCGAGCAGGCCGAAAGGTTCATGCTCTGGCAGGCGATCTGCGGCGATCAGACCGACGGCTACCCGGGGTTACCCAGCAGCGGACCCGCAGCAGCTGAGAAGCTGCTCGCAGGGCAGGGGTGGGAGTCCTACTCCCACGAAGTCCGCAGCGGCCCCAGAAAGGGGACGGCAGAGACCCGATGGAGGGTCAAACCAATGAGCCGCTGGGCGGCTATCGTATCGGCCTACGAGAAGGCTGGACTGAGCGAGACTGATGCAGTCGTTCAGGTCAACTGTGCCCGCATCTTGAAGCACTCCGATATGGACGGGACGCGGATCATCCGCTGGGCCCCGACGATGCTTCAGTTCGAGGGGGGCAATTAACCCCCACCCTCGGAGAGAGAACATTCCTAAGGACTCGGCCTCTTCGGTCCCGGGATCCACTCCTCTCAAATATAGGCACCCAAAGGGGGCCGCTCGCATCCTGGCTCGCCGTTCTGGCTGGAGCTGGTGCTGGAGCGGCCCCCTATTTTTTCAGGAGCGCGCCCGCATGAAGTGGCAAGCGGGCAGCAGCGATCTGCTCGAAGAAATCATCCGGTGTGTCCCCGAGCGTCTCCCCGAGAAGGGCGAGACCATGGAGGACTACAACCGCTACGTCGGCAAGCGCGAGCTTGTCCTCCAGCTCATCCACGCCCGCGACTTTGAGCGACGGGCCCCAGCTCAACCCAAGAGGAACAGCCGTGTGCATCGTTAAGACCCCGAAGGTCAATACGTCGTCCACGACGAAGGAGAAGGACCCTGCGATCATTCGCAATCCGTTCCTCGACGGCGTTGACCCGACAATGAAGTCTCTCCGGACGGGTCGCTCCGCCCTCCGGATCGAGCGGACGGGGGTTGCAGGCGCTACGCCTCCCCCCGTCGTAGCTCCGACCCCGACTTATCCGACCCCGACTTATCCGGCCCAGCCGACCCCCGGCAGTACTGCCTTCCCGAACCCCGACAGCTTCGGCGGCTTCGGCGGCGGTGGCGTCGGGCGCATCGGGCGTCTCAACCGCTTCTAAGGAACCACGCCCTTGGCGAAACCAGCCACTCCTGCCGTTAAGACGGCAGCGGGTTCGGGTCCGCTGGTGCCGATGGCGAAGTCCCGCTACGGCCAGCTCACCATGTCGCGCAACACGGCTCTAACCCGTGCGCGCTCGAACTCGGACCTGACGATCCCCGGCTTGGTGCCGGTTGAAGGTCAGAACGACAACACCTCCTACTCACAGCCGTACCAGAGCCTTGGCGCTCGGGCGGTGAACAACCTCGCCAGCCGACTGCTGATCACGCTCTTCCCGCCTGATCAGTCCATGTTCCGGCTGAACATCGACGAGGACGTCGCCACGGACCTCGCGGGTGACCTCACGACGGTCCAGCTGGGTCTCTCGAAGATCAGCAACAAGGCGTCCCTCCTGATCGAGACGAGCGCAAGCCGTCCGGTGTTCATGGAGGCTCTCGTCCACCTGATCGTGGCTGGCAACGCGCTGGTCTACTTCCCGCTCGATGGTGGGCCCCCACGCATGTACCGGATCGACCAGTACGTTCTCCTACGGGACAACAACGGTGATCTGTTGGAAGCGGTGGTCCTTGAGAAGGTCTACGCCTCCTCGCTCGATCCCTCGGTCCTCCAAGCCTGTGGCGTCCAAGTGGAGCCGGGGAAGGAGAACGAGAAGCTCGTCGAGCTGTACACGCACATCAAGCGCAACGGCGACAACCTCGACCACTACCAGGAGATCAACTCCAAGCTCGTCCCCGGCTCGAACGGCACTGCGCCGTATCAGCAGGCGGGATGGATGGCGCTCCGCTGGAAGGCGGTCCCCGGCTCCGATTGGGGTAGGGCTCACGTCTCTGAGTACATCGGCGACCTCATGTCGCTTGAGGACCTCAACAAGGCGATCATCCAGTTCGCTGCGGTGGCCTCTCGGATCATCCACTTCGTCGACCCCAACTCGATGGTGGACGTCGAAGAGCTGAACGCGGCTGAAAGCGGTGACTATCTGACCGGCTACGGCGACAAGGTCACCACCAACCAGCTGGAGAAGTCTCAGGACTTCCAGATCGCTGACAGCGTGGCGCAACGGATTGAGCTACGGCTGTCCCAAGCGTTCCTCCTGCAGGCGGGCACCGTCCGCGATGCAGAGCGTGTCACCGCCGAAGAAATCCGTGCGATGGCCGAGGAGCTGGAGAACATCCTTGGCGGTGTCTACACCGTCCTTTCCGCTGAGTTCCAGCTGCCGCTCGTTCGGCGTCTCCTATACATCCTGATCCGCAACAATCAGGTCCCCGAGCTGCCCAAGACCATCCAGCCGTCCATTGTGACCGGCTTCGAGGCGATGGGCCGCACCCACAGCGCGAACAAGCTACGGGCGTGGATGACCGACATGATCAACATCTACGGTCCTCAGATCGTGGCGCAGATCACCGACCCGACTGAGGTGGGTAAGCGCTTCGCCGACTCCTACGGGATCGAGAGCCCGCAGACCCTGATCAAGTCGCAGGATCAGCAGTCCGCTGAGAAGCAGGCTGACATGACCAACGCTGCCGCAATGTCGGCGGTCCCGCAGCTCGCCAAAGGGGCGATGGATGCGGTCAACAAGGACGGTCCCGCTGAAGCGGCACCTCCGCAGCAAGGAGCAGCCCAGTAATGGCTGATGAAACCAAGACGGCTCCGGCCCCGGCTCCCAAGCCAGCGCCAGCGCCTAAGGCGAAGGCGACTGTCGAGGTCGTCCACAACAACAAGTTCGAGATCGTCGACAACACCAACGCGACTGAAGTCGTCGAAGTGCCTGTCGAGCGCGAGGAGATGGAACTCCTCAAGGGTCTCGTCCAGGTGAACTTCAAGTAAGCACCTGTGGCTGAAGAAAACACGCAGGGCGGCGAGGAAACTCCCGCCCTGTCACCCACTGAGCAGGCCTCCATCGAGGTCGGCCAGCGCGGCTTGAGCGAGCCGACAAACGATTTCACGCCCGCACCGACGGGACCGCAGCGCCCCGACCACATTCCGGAGAAGTTCTGGAAGGACGGCAAGGTCGACGTCGAGGCGATGGCGAAGAGCTACAGCGAGCTGGAGAAGTCTCGCTCTCAGGCCCCGGCAGCGACCGAGGAGAAGCCAGCGGAAACCCCGACGGCTGAGGTCAAGGCCGACGGCAAGATCGAAAAGACGCAGGAAACCCCGACGGAAGCCCCTGCGGCTTCCCCGTTGGCGACTGCCATGGAAACCGCTCGTAACGAGTGGGCCGAGAAGCAGGAGGTCTCTGACGAGACCGTCAAGGCTCTCGAAGATGCCGGCATCCCCCGTGAGGTGTTCAACCTCTACATCGAGGGCGTGAAGGCGCAGACCGCACAGCAGCTCCAGACGATCCACGGCTACGTGGGTGGCGAGGAGAACTACAAGGCGATGGCCGCGTGGGCTGGACAGCACCTCTCCGACAAGGAGCTGGATGCGTTCAACAGCGCGCTCGACAACGCCGATCTGCGCGAGAACGCGATCACCGGACTCTACGCCCGCTTCGAGAAGGCACGTCCCTCGGAGGGCTCAATGATTGTACCGACAGGTGGTCAGGCTGCTGGCGGCGACGTCTACACGTCCCGCGACCAGCTCACCGCCGACCAGAAGGACCCTCGCTACGCAAGCGATCCGGCCTTCCGTGACCAAGTGATGCAGAAGCTCGCCCGCTCACAGCAGAGCGGCTTCTCCGTGGTCAAGCGCGGTCTGTTCGAGAAGCAAGTCCTCTCGAACTAACCAACATAAGCCCAGCTCCTCTGCCCGAACCAAGGGGTACGAGCTGGCCGTCCCCCGCGAAGGGTCATCTGAAAGGGAACCGGAGGATCAACCGGACCCCCAGTACGACGACCCAACGCACCCCCTCGGATTGATCCCCGAGGAGCGGCAGGGCCCCCGTGAGGGGGCTCGACCCCAGACCCAAGAGATAACCCAGTCCCTACGGCCCCTACGGGGATAACCGGAGCGCGATGGGCCTTGCGGCGACGGTTGCAACCTACGTTCCAACCCATCCTCAGAAAGTAAGACAGTGTCCAACAGCACTCCTTCGCGCCCCGGCGCGGACCAGCTTGGTGCCGATCCTCGCGCACTGATGCTCGACCTGTTCGGCGGCGAGATCATCTCGGCGTTCGAGACGGCGACGCAGCTTCGCGACAAGCACCAGACCAAGACTCTCGCCAAGGGCAAGAGCTTCAAGTTCCCGGCGATCTGGAAGGCCGGTGGTGGCTATCACACCCCGGGCGTCGAGCTGACGGGCCGTCAGATCAAGCACACCGAGATCACGGTCGATCCGGACGACAAGCTCGTCTCCGACGTGTTCGTGGCTGACGTCGACGAACTGCTCAACCACTACGACATCCGTTCGCCGTACACCAAGGAAATGGGCGAGTTCCTCGCTCGTCACTACGACGCGAACATCCTCCGCGTGATCCTGAAGGCCGCTCGCAGCGGCGCGCTCTTCTCGGGCGATCAGGGCGGCGGTCAGATCATCGGCGCGACCCTCGCGACCGACGGTGACGCCCTCATCGACGCCCTGTCTGCTTCCAAGCAGGCGATGGACGAGAAGGACGTTCCGATCAACTCGCAGCAGGTCTACGGCCTCCTGAAGGCGGCGCAGTGGTATCTCGTTGCGCGCACCGACCGGAACCTGAACCGTCAGACGAACGGCGCTGGCGACAATGGTTCGGGCCCGAGCATCCGCTCGATGCAGCTCGACACCATTGACGACATCCGCGTCCTGAAGTCGAACATCGCGAACGACGTCTACGGCGTGAACAACGCTGCGGGCGTCTATGTCGACAACACGAACGAGAAGTTCATCCCGGCGTACTACCAGGCCGACAACACCAACACGATTGGTGCAGTCTGGACGCCGATGGCCGCTTGTTCTGCGCTCGTCCGCGACGTCAGCTTCCAGATCGAAGAGCAGCCGCGCAAGCAGGGCTCGCTCCTCATCGCCAGCCTGATGACCGGCACCCGCACCCTGCGCTCGAAGTGCGCCATGGAGCTGCGGACGGCTGCGTAAGCCATCCATGGGGGAGTCCTTCGGGGCTCCCCCTATTTTTTCATTGGAGCTTCTCCCATGCCCATGATCCAAGTCATGACGGAGCTGGACGCCGTCAACGAGATGCTGATGAGCATCGGACAGGCCCCAGTTAACACCCTCGCCGTTACCGGCATCCAAGACGTCAACATCGCCAAGGCGGAGCTGACTAAGGTTTCCCGCCGTGTGCAGAGCCGTGGTTGGAACTGGAACACGGACGACAACTACACCCTCAACCCCGACGTCGACGGCGCAATCCTGATCCCCGAAGGGGCTCTCAAGGTGGACGCCTCGGACACCGGCTCGAACCTCGTTCAGCGCCGCCACCCGACGAAGAACGCCATGGCGCTCTACGACCGGGACAACCAGACCTTCACCTTCACCGCTCCGGTGGCCGTGCAGATCATCTGGGGGTTCGCCTTCGAGGATATGCCGGAGACCGCTAGGACGTACATCGCGACCTCGGCAGGCCGGAAGTTCCAGAGCCGCGTGGTCGGATCGCAGATACTCGACCGCTACCAGCAGGAGGACGAGCAAGTGGCTTGGGTCCTTCTCGACCGTGAGGAGCGCGCCTCCCGCGACACGAACCTGTTCCGCACGGGACCGGCTTCCATCGTCGGCTTCGGATCGCGCCAGTACTAATGCTACGGCAGCGGGTCCTCCCCGCGCTGTATAACGGTGTCTCTCAGCAGCCCGCGATACTGCGCTCGCCTGACCAGAATGAGTACGAACTCAACACTTGGTCGGTGATCTCCGACGGCCTCGGTCGCAGGCCCCCGACGGAACTCGTCAAGAACCTCGGGGCGATCAGCAACGACGCCTTCATCCACCACATCAACCGCGACACGACCGAGCGCTACATCGTCGTGATCGACGGCGGCACCATCAAGGTGTTTGAACACGCGACGGGCAACCAAATCACCGTGAACGCTCCGGACGGCTACGGCTATCTGGCGAACGGTGAGTACCGCGCCGTCACGGTGGCCGACTACACCTTCATCGTGAACATCAACCAGCCGGTCGGCATGGCCGCGCTCGGCTACGACACGCAGTACGATCCGGCCTACCACGTGTGGCTAAACCGCAAGGCCTCCGGATCGACCGAGCCCGACTACGACGGCTTCGTCGCGGGCGCTCCGATCCAGTACTACCCCAACGTGTCCTACGGGGCACTGGCGGGGGAAGTGCCGAGCATCGAGAAGCTCCCCGAGACCGCATCCAACGGTGCGCTCTACAAGGTGGTCGGCTCGACCGACACCGGCTTCCACTCGTTCTACGTCGTTCGCGACGGGGCGGTGTGGGACGAGACGGTCGGCCCCGGCCTGACCAACGCTCTCGATCCGGCGACCATGCCCCACGCGCTCATCCGCGAGGCAGACGGTACGTTCAAGTTCGCGCCCTTCAGCTGGGCCCCGCGCCGCGTCGGCGACCTTGAGACCAATCCGGTCCCGAGCTTCGTCGGACGCACGATCCGCGACGTGTTCTTCTACCAGAACCGGCTCGGCTTCCTGTCGGACGAGAACGCCATTGTCAGCGGTGCTGGCGACTTCGGTAACTTCTTCCGCACGACGGTCCTCGACTACATCGACAGCGACGTGATCGACATGGCGGTGGCTACGGCCAACGTCGCGATCCTGAACTACGCGGTGCCGTACAACGACGGCGTCCTCCTCATGGCGGATCAGACGCAGTTCTCGCTGACCAACGGTGAGCAGGGCATGACGCCCAGCTCGGTCTCCATCGACCCTGTGACGCACTACGAGGTCAACACTCGAGTCCGTCCGGTCACCATCGGCACCGAGACGTACTACTGCGGGGACCAAAGTGGATCCTCCATCGTCTGGGAATACACCCGCCTGTCCGACAACGAGGCGACCTCGGCTGCGGAGATCATGGCCCATTGCCCCCGGTACATACCGGCAGGGCTCAAGCGGCTGATCTCAGCGGAGAACGTCAAGGCGCTGTTCGCGCTGACCGGCACTCCCGACGTGTACGTCTACCAGTTCTACTGGAACGGCAACCAGAAGCTCCAGAGCGCGTGGCGCAAGTGGACCTTCGGGGGCGACGTGATCGGCGGGGAGTACCTCGGCGGTTACCTCTACCTGTTGATCCGCCGGGGCACCGAAGGGGTGTTCCTAGAGCGTCTCAACGTGGAGCCGTCGGCCAAGCCTGCCGAGCAGAACCTTCAGGTGTTCCTCGACCGCCGCGTGGCGATCACCGGGACCTACGATCCAGTGAACGACAAGACGTTGTTCATCCTGCCGTTCGTGGCCGATCAGGCCAACTTCCGGCTCATCCGTGGCAAGACCCACCCGACCCGCCCGGGCTCCGTGATCAACCCTTCGGGGTACGTCTGGAGCGATGCGACGTCGGTGGTGGTCCCCGGCAATGAGACCACCCTGAACACGGCAGGCGAGCTGTTCACGACGAAGATCACCTTCTCGCGGCAGTTCCCGGTGGACTTCCAGAACCGCCCGCTGACGACCGGAAGGTTGCAGCTTCGGACCTGGACGATCTACTTCTCAGACACTGCCTACTTCCGCACGGAGGTGCAGCCCTACGGGGCCGCGCTCGATCCGGCGCTGCAGGACGTGATCCCGGCCAAGCTCGCGGACTTCACCGGCAAGGTGGTCGGTCGAGACGATCTCCGGCTCAACAGCCCCACCTACCAGACCGGAAGCTACTCGTTCCAGATTTACGGCGATGCCGCACAGGCAGTCGTGTCTCTGGTCAACGACACCCACGTCGCGTCGACCTTCGTGTCGGCGGAGTGGGAGGGCTTCTACTGGAACCGAGTGCAAGGACAGTAATGATCACAGTTCACGACCTCCGCCATGTCGAAGCCGATGTGGTGGAGGCGTGGCTGGATCAGCTCACCCCCAAGCTCCGCAAGGACGACCTCGACGAGATCGAGGCGATGGGCGCGACGAGCCCTGAGAGAGCCCTGCGGGACTCCCTAAGTCTCTCAACTCATGGCTACGCCATCCTCTCATCGAGGGTGGGGGTTATTGCCATGTTCGGCGCGGCACCGTCGCCGCTCCCCGGTGTCGGCATCGTATGGATGCTTGGCTCCGACGACATTCAAACGGAAGCCCTCGGGATCGCGAGGCGCACCCGCCGTTACTTCGACGAGCTGAACAAGCCGTACCCCGTCCTCTGGAACTACATCGACGACCGCAACAAGGTCTCGATGCGGTGGCTGGAGTGGGGCGGTTTCAAGCTACTCCGCGAGACCCGCTTCGGGCCTCACCTCTTCCACATCTTCGCAAGGACAACCCATGTGTGATCCAGTGACGGCCACGTTGGTCGCCGTGGCGGTCGTCAGTTCGGCGACACAGTCCATCAGCGCCGTCAAAGCTGCCAACGCGCAGCAGAAGGCCATCAACAACCAGCTTGCTGTGAACCAGAAGGAAGCTCGCGACCAAGCGACGACCGAGCTGTTCCAGCAGATGCGGGACACCCGCCGGGAGCAGGCGCGCATCCGCGCAGCCGCAGGCGAGGCTGGCCTATCGACTACCTCAGGCAACATCGACGCGCTGCTCAACGACAGCGCCATGCAGGGCGAACTCAAGACGGACGTCAGCATGGCGAACCTTGAGAGCCGCCAGCAGGCGAACGAGGCGGAAGCCACGTCCATGATGTCGCGTGTCCAGAAGCCGACCGCCCTCGGCGTTGGGCTCAACATGGCTATCAGCGGGGCATCGGCATGGGCCGGTGCGCCTAACGCGGCCAAGATCAGCAAGGGCGGCTAATGGCAGACCTCTCCCAAGTTCAGGCCCGCTCCACGCAGGCCGACCGCATCACGCGGAACACCGACGGGGTGATCCCCGGTCGCCGCAACACCGAGACCCCCAACAGGGTCATCTACGGTGATATGCGGAACGCCTCCCGGGGCGACGGCGGAGCTGACGCTCTTCGCGAGCTGTTCGGCAAGGTGGATCACCTCGGCCAGCAGGCGAACCAGCTCTACCAGAACCACCAGGACGTGGTCGACAACCGGAACACCTCGCAGGGCGCTATCGATAGCCTCACAGGCTCGCGCAACGACGAGCTGGCGAAGAAGTCGAAGGCATACGCGACGGCCTACTCTAAGGGGCAGGCTGAGAACGACACGTTGGCGTTCGCGACCGACACGCTCGGCAAGGGCGTTGACGATCTCCTCAACCACGGCGTGACCGTGAAGGGTGAGAACGGCCAGCCAGATGAGACCCATCCGGCGTCCATGCAGGACGTCGATGACTTCATCCACGCGCAGCTGCAGGACTTCCTCAAGCCCAAGGGTCAGGACCGCGACTTCGGTTCACCCGAGGCTCGAGCCGTGGCCTACAACCACCTCCGCGAGATCACCAACAAGCTCCGCACGAACGCCCTCTCGACGATCCAGACTCAGGTCTCGGATCACAGCCTGAAGGTCGCAAGCGCGAACCTCGGCCCGAAGGTGAAGGCTGGACTGCCGACGAGCTTCAAGGAGTTCTACGGTCAGCTGGTCGGCGTGGACCGCACCCACGCGGGTGTCGCCTACGTCAACACCATGACCGGGATCGCCGACGAGCTTGCCAAGAGCGTTGATCCTAAGGACCAGCAGAAGGCGACCGCGATCTACAATATGCTTCGGGGCAAGACCCCGGGGCGTGATCCGCTCGCGCCTGTCGATCCGAACGCACCCGCAGACGCCCCTCAGGCTCCGGCGGGCAACGGACTGATCCCTGTTCCGAAGCGGGCGAAGCCTGCTCCGATGAGCAAGGACCAGCTCACGGACTTCATCGCGCAGGAGCTGGAAGGTGGCGATCAAGCTGTCGACCTGAACGACGGCGCAGGCCTGACCAAGTTCGGTGTCTCGACCAAGTACAACCCCGGCGTGGACGTCGCGAACCTGACGAAGTCGCAGGCGGTCGGTATCCTCAAGAAGAAGTACTGGTCCGCCGAGTTCGACAAGGCTGATCCGACGGTGGCCGCTATCGCGTTCGACGCGGCGATCACTGGCGGCTCCGCTGGCAAGAACATCCTCGCGGCTGCGAACAACGATCCGACACGGGCGCTCGCGCTCTACCGGAAGCGGCTCAACCATGTCGCGGACACTGTCCCCGGCAAGGAGCAGTTCCGGCAGGGCTGGATGAACCGCGTGAACCGGCTCGCATCGAAGCTCGGCCTGTCGGCCAGCTCGGAAGCTGACGACGTCGACATTCCTATCGTGGAAGGATCGATCCCTCGGAACCCGACAGCGCAGGACATGGCAGAGACGGCACCGCTCGACGGCACCGTGGACGACATGACCCTAGAGCTGACGCCCGAGCAGCGTAGCTCGCTCAACGAGGGCTACTCGAACTTGCTCAAGACCATCGACCAGACCAACGAGACGCATCGGACGGAGACCTACAAGGTCACCTACGACAACCTCTTGGGTCGCGAGATGGGCATCGGCGGGCCGAAGGCGACCATCCCTGAAATCCAAGCCTTGGTCACTGGGGGTAAACTCCCGGTGCAGGAAGGGATGCAGATCATCAACGCTCGCAAGCAGGACGCTCGCGAGGCCACACAAGAGGCCCGCGCTGCACGGTCTGAAGCTCGCGAACAGCGCGCCGAGGTTCGGCAGGCTGCACAGGATCGTATCAACCGTTCGGCCAATGCGTTCCTCGCACAGGTCTACGAAGGCAAGATGACCCTCTCGGATGCGTCGGGCAAGCTGCTGGTGCAGTCCTACAAGGACTTCCCCGATGCAGACGAGCGCAGCGACTTCCAGCGGGCGGTGTTCGGCCAGATACAGACCATCAAGGAACTCCGCACCGACGGCCCTCAGTACCAGCACTTCATGAAGAACATGGACACGCTGGGCGACGAGCTAAAGCGCCAAGTCAATCCTCGGGTGACCGGAGAGCGCCGCAAGGCAATCTTCAAGTTCATCGATGGGGAGGTCGACAAGGCCAAGGCGGAAGGTGGGCGTCTCGGCCAGGATCAGGGCTACAACCTCGATACCTACTACGACACCATCGAGAAGCGGATGGCCGAGCCCGGGAAGGGCACGTTCTTCCGTAACCGCTTCGACAGCACCAACCCCATCGTACCGCAATAACAAGGAGCCCTCATGGGTAAGTACCTCGACGCAATGAAGGCGGCGAACGCGACCGCCTATACCGAGCAGAGGCAGCGACCCACTGAGGGCTCCTCCCGTGTCCACATCGGCGCGGGATGGGCCGCTGTCGCGGGCGCGATGGACACGATCACCTACGGTGGTCTCGACGAGTTTTACGCGGGGATGAACTCCGCCGGTAACGCGCTCGATAGCGCGGTGGGCCTCAAGCACCCCTTCTTCGGAAGCGGGACGTCCTATGCGGACGAGAAGGCTCGCATCGAAGGCATCAACAATCAGGCCTACGAGGATCACCCCTACGCTTACACGACGGGCATGGTCGCGGGTGGCCTCGCGAACCTCTCTGCCGGTGAAGCCGGAGCTGCAAGGCTCGGCGTCAAGGGTCTCGCCAAGATGGCGACCGTCGGCGGCATCGAGGGCTCTCTCTACGGCTTCATGAGTTCCGACGGTGATCTTCCGGATCGCCTGAAGGACGCGGCCATTGGTGGCCTAGCCGGAGCTGGCGGTGGCTGGCTGCTCGGCAAGTACATCATCCCCGCTGCCAAGACTGTTGGCGGCAAGGCAATCGAGGTCGTCCGCTGGGGCAAGGCTCCGCGCCTGACGACCAAGTGGGAGACCAGCACGATCCTGCGCCCGACCGCCGCTGAACACCAAGCGGCTGACGAGCTGGGCGCTCTCCGCAAGGAGGTCAACACCGGCCTCACCGAGGCGGAGCGTAAGGGCCCCGAGCCGCTGGTCAACGCGATCACCGGCAAGAGCGGCGACGAGGTCGAGCAGGGTGCGCTCTTCTCGATGCGTGAGCTGCTGGGCGATCCCGGCGAGGCCGCGAAGGCGCTGGAGAAGCGCCTCGGCAAGCTCTCGGCTATCGAGACGACCCACCTCGCGGACACGCTCGAAAAGGCTATCGCGAACGGTACGCAGATCGACGATCCGCACTTCCGGTCGCTCCTCGGCTTCGACGTCGATGATCCCAACATCGATACGGACACCGTCTACAAGGCGATCCGGATCATGGAGGACGGCATCGACAAGGTGCTGGAGAAGGCTGGCGCAGCGCGCCGGTCGAACGCCTCCGTCGATCACGAAGTGCAGGAGACCCTCAAGCAGGGTGTCCTCATGCGCGACCTGTCGGATGCGCTGGATCGCTCGAAGAAGGGCGTCCCTGACCAAGTCGTCGCGCAACACGCGGAGATGTACGCAGGCGTCCAGTTCATCCGCGCCAAGGAGAAGTACCTCCCGCTGATCAAGCAGGGTGTCGAGGGCTCGCGTGAGCAGCTCGCCGAAGCCCTGACCAAGGCGGCGCACGTCATGGCGATGGCTCGCGGGATCGGCAGCAATGCCGGTCGGGCGATGCAAGTTCGCAAGATGGGCGGCAAGGCCAAGCTCGGCAACATCGCTGACGACGTGTTCGACATGGAGTCCATCGACCAAGTGCGCGAGCGCGTGAACGGGGCGATCAAGGAACTCGGTGACGAGCAGCTCGGCGACCTGATCGACAAGCTGCGGACTAGCGCCGACTTAGAGAATGTCGCGGACATCCTAATGGATCCGAAGCGGGCCGCTCAGTGGTCTGCATGGAACCGGACGGTTAACTCCGTATCAAGCTGGCTGCGCTCCAACGCGCTCACTCCGGCCACCGGCCTGTTCAACATCATCTCGGCTGTGGGTCACGACCTCTTCCGGAATGATTGGGCGAAGCGGTGGGCTGCTCGCGGCCTCCGCAGGGAAGGCAAGATCGACGACGCCCTGGCTCTCCAGTTCGAGATCGAGATGCAGAACAGCGTCTACCGGGAAGCGCACAAACGTGGCCTCAGGGCCATGATCCAGCGCATCCAGTGGGACGGGTGGAACTCCATCGAGAAGATCGCTGGTGCCTCTGGGCTCGACGGTCTCTCGGCCAAGGCTCGGCTCAAGCAGTCGACCATGCTTGAGAGCGGCTACGCGGCCCCGACCCTTCGTGAGTTCGAGAACAAGCCCGGGATCGGCGTCTACGACGTCGCGGCCTACAACCAGAAGCTCGCTGATCGATCCGAACGGATGGGCGGCGGTGCGCTGGCGTTCCTCGTCAATGCTGCTGATCGTGCCGCTGCGGTGGGACGGACGGCGGTCGATGAGGCTGGCAAGGCGTCGATGAAGCTCTTCACGGGCGCGGTCGACGACTACGGCACTCAGTTCGTCAAGCTGAAGGAGACCTACGCTCAGTCGGCCCGCTACGCGATCCGCGAAGCAATGGCTCGGGCGAGCGACTTCGGCTCTCAGAAGGAGATGCTCGATTGGGCTCAGAAGCGGGCGACCTCGCTCGCAGAGATGCCCCCGTCGGAAATCCTTGAGCAAGTCGAGATGAAGCTGGCGGATGCTGGCAACCTCGACGACGCGCCGACGCTGCAGTTCCTGATGGATCGCACGAAGTACGTGGACGACGAAGCCCGCAGGGTTCTCCTGCAGGACGGCCCACAGACCGCCGCTGGTAAAGGCATGGCGAAGGCCCTTCGGGGTCTCGACAAGGCCGCTGGCCTCGGCGTGGTCGAGGGCGCTCTGGTTCCGTACATCAACACCCCGATCCGCATCCTCGAACGCGGTCTCGTTTCCTACGGTCCCTTCGCCAAGCGCGCAGAGGAAACCCTCGCGATCCTGAAGAAGGGCGGCGTGGAGGCTGAGATCGAGAAGGCCCGCATCGAGCTGGGAACTCGCGCAATCGCACTGGGCGCTATGCTCGGCGCGGTCGGCGGGATCACCGTCTCGAACGGTCAGTACACCAACACGGCCAACCTGGACGCCGGTCCTCCGAACCGCATCAACCTCCCCGGTGGTGCGTACTTCGAGATCGGTCGCCTCGATCCGTTCGCTCTCTCGCTGTCCCTCGGGGCAATGTGGGGGCAGGCGGTGAACGCGGGCTACCATGCCTACGAGGAAGGTGGCGTGACGGACGGCTTCTGGTCGTTCGCCGGAACGGCCCTGATGGCCGCGAAGGACGGCGTACTGAGCAAGACCTATATGCAGCAGCTCCAGACCCTGACGGACATCGTCGAGGCCATGGGGAAGGGCCCTGAGGAAACCGGCGACAAGGTCGGTGAGTATCTCAAGGGTGTGTTCAGCCGACTGCCGCCGATGGCTGGCACGTCGCGCCAGATCACCGAAAGCCTGATCAGCCACCAAGTGGAAGCCGTTACCTTCGGTGACAGCATCCTCCGTGGCATCCCCGGCGGCTCCCTGTATCTCGCTCCCAAGCGGGACATCCTCGGTGACGAGGTGAAGGGCCGCTTCATGGGCATCGCGGTCGGAAACTCTCAGGAGACTGAGGGTCACGACATCAGCCCTGTGAAGGCGCAGCTGCGGGACCTCGGGATCGATCTCGTCAACGTCAGCAAACGCGACGGGGGCGTGGGTCTCACCTCGGATCAGGTCTCCGAGCTACGGCGCGTCCGTGGCAAGGAAGCTCGCAACCCCAGCGGTCAGACCATGGAGGAGGCGCTGCAGTCTCTGTTCTCCGACCCCGAGTTCCAATCGGGGGACAAGGAGGACAAGCAGGCCAAGGTCGCTGCCACCATGCAGGAGTTCAACGAGGAGGCCAAGAACATCCTCGAAAGCCGCTCCGACGACTACCGCTCGATCCGCGAAGGCAACCGCCTGTACCGCGACTTCAAGAAGTACATGAACCATCAGGATGCCCGACGAGCGGCGGGCGAGAGCCTGAAGTCTCAAGGGCTGAAAGACTTCCTGAACAATTAGGGAGACCTTCCATAAGTTCGTTCGCCTCCTACGTGGCGGCGGCAGGGCAACGGGACTTCAACGTCCCGTTCGCCTTCCTGTCACCTGACCATGTGACCGTCACGGTCAACGGCGGGGCTGCATCGATACTGGAATGGGTGGGCGCTACGACCTTGCGTCTGGCGTCCACCTCCCTTCAGGCCGGTGACCTTGTCGTCCTTGCTCGCAACACCCCCATCGACGACTTGGTCGTCAGGTTTCTGGACGGAGCGATCCTCACTGCCGAGGACCTCAACACCGCCACCCTCCAGCTCCTCTACAAGCAGCAGGAGCTGACCGATCTCTACAACGGATCGATCGATGCGGCCCGCCAGCGCATCATCCTCGCCAACGGCGTGGCTGTGGACGCTGCAGACATTGCCAATCAGGTTGCGGCCATTGCCGCCGAGAGTTCGCTCCTCGACGACTTCCGCGCTCGGGTCTCTGACATCGATGCAAACGGATGGACCCTGATTGCACAAGGGCAGACGCTCGACACCCTGTCGGCTGACAGCATCGCCCACGCTAATTCGATCTCAACGATCACCGGACAGGTCACCGACCTGACCAACGACCTCACGACCCTACAGGGCGTCGTGGACAGCCTCGCTACTCTTCAGGACGGCACCGGCATTGCGACCGTGATCGACCAGGAGCAGCAGGCCCGCATCGACGGCGACAACGCGCTCGCTGGCACCATCGCCCTGATCGGCGCGAAGAGCGGCGACAACCTCGCGTTCATCCTCGACCTGAACAAGGTGAAGGTGAGCCCGACGGAGTCGATGGCGACCCGCCTGTCGGCGCTGGCGGCAGCTGACTCCGCGAACGCGGCATCCATCGTCACCGAGCAGAACGCTCGGATCGCGGCGGATAGCGCGGAGGTCACTGCAAGGACGACCCTAGCGGCCACCTTGAGGTCCGAGACGGCTGCGGCCATTGCCACCGAACAGGAGGCTCGAGCCGACGCTGTCAGCGCCGAGGCGGCTGCACGAACGCAGCTCGCGGCCACGGTCGGCCAGAACACCGCTGCGATCACGTCCGAGGCCTCAACCCGGGCCAGCGCGGACGCAGTGTTCACCGGCCTGTTCACCCTCCTTGGGGCTAAGAACGCGGCGGGTACTGCGTTCGTCCTCGACGATAGCAAGGTCCAGCTCTCGAACGGCACCGCGCTCGGCACCCGCCTGTCGGGCATCGACGCGGCGATCAATGGCAACAGCGCCTCGATCACCAACGAGATCACCGCCCGCGTGAACGGCGACAACGCCAACGCATCAGCGATCACGTCCCTGCAGTCCACCGTCAACGGCCACACGGCCTCGATCACGACCCTGCAGTCGACGACCAACGGGCTCAACGCCAAGTATGGCGTGGCGCTGGACGTCAACGGCTACATCACCGGCTTCGTGCAGAACAACAACGGGACCAGCGGGACCTTCGCGATCCTCGCGGACAAGTTCGCCATCGTCACACCCGGCCAGAACCCCACGGTGCCCTTCGAGGTCTCCAACGGGAACGTCTACGTGAACGGCCAGCGGATCACCCCGGGCTCCATTGGTGCCGACCGGATCAACGTCACCTCGCTATCCGCTCTCAGTGCGACCATCGGTCTCCTGAGGACGGCTGCGACCGGCGCACGGCTTGAGCTGGAGAGCAACCAGATCAGGGTCTACGACACCAACAACGTCCTCCGCGTCCGAATGGGGATTTGGTAATGCCGCAGGGCATCCAAGTCTGGGACGACGCGGGCAACCTCATCCTCGACACATCGACACGGGCAGGGGGTTTCCTCGGTTCAATCACCGTGGCTTCTGGTGCGCCCTACTCGGGCTCCATCACTGAGCCGCTGTTGGCCGAAGGGACCCCCTTCTACTTCCTGCAAAGCAGCGACGGCGACTACCAGCCGACGGTGACCATCTCGGGCACCACGCTGACTTGGCAGAAGAACGCGACCTACAACCCGTACTGGTCGGGGAGCATCTACTACGGAGTCTACTGATGACCGTCGGCCTTCAGGTCTACAACGATTGGGGCTCGGTCCTCCTTAGCTCGAACCGCAAGAACTACGTCATGATCCAGAAGGGGTCCTTTGCCACCGTGGCGAAGGGCTCCCTATGGCAGTACGCAGGGAGCGCCGCGCTGCTGACCGTCCCTGCCAGCTCGCAGAAGCCCATGCTGGCCTTCTCGGTGCGCGGCGGGGCACAGGGGATGTACCTCGGCGGCGGCGTGGTGAATGGGTCGGCGACTTGGAAGTTCAACGTCTCGGCCCCTGTCGGGACCATTGTGGACTACTGGGTGTTCGACGTACCACCCGCACCGCCGGTCGGCCCGGGCTACGGCCTTGAGGTCTACGACGCGGTCGGGGCGCTCTGCTACTCAATCCAGAACAAGCCGCTCCGCATCCGCGACGTCATTCACGACGGTAGCTCCGGAGACGTCTACTACGACGCCGGGAGGACCTACGCGGCGATCCTTGGGACCTTCGGGAACAACATGAGTTGGACCGACGGCCTCGCCCCGAGCGCACATGAGCTGCCCGCGCCCGACTGCTACGGGCGAGTGTGGTCGTCCTACAGCTTCGGCGTCTCGGGCAACCACGTCCAGATCAGCCAGATCAACCACTCCGGCGACCAGTACGGGACCTTCGATCCCGACTTCAACGCCGCATACGAGTCTCCGCCGAACATCATCATCGCGGACGTCACCAACCTCTAGGAGTACCAATGCAAGAACAAGTCACGCAGCAGCAGCTTCAGCTGCTCGCGCAGAAGGCGCTCGTCATGGAGCAGCTCAAGAACATCGACACCCAGCTCGGTCAGCTCGCCGCTGTCCAGCAAGTTCTCAAGGCGCAGGCCGAAGCCGCCGCGCCAGCACCCACTCCGGAGCCAGCCGCTCCGACCGAATAAGGACGAGCAATGGCCGACACTTCCGCACAGATTGCTGCCAACATCACGGCGCTGCTCCAGAGCTGGAACACCCGTGAAGCGCAGCTAAAGGATTGGATGGCCGGTGCCGTCGACGGCGGGCCTAACGGGGACGGAAAGTTCCCCCTGACGGATGCGTCGGGGAACACCTACCTCACGCCCTCCCTACTGAAACTTCAAGACCTCGTCGGGGGCCCTGCGGGGCTCTCGACGCAGGCGCAGCTTCTCGCCGAAGCGGCCCGTGACCTGGCCCTCGGCTACCGCGACACCGCCGGGGACTACTCCGCGACCGCGCTCTCGGCGCGTGACGCAGCGGTCTCCGCCAAGGACCTCGCGCTGGTCTACAAGAACGACGTCGCCGCCGACCGTGCGGCAGTCGAGGCAATCCAGCTCGACCTCGACGCGATCAACACCAACGTCACGGCCCTGTGGCCGCAGATCGAAGCGGACGCAGCGAGCGCCCACAGCGATGCGATTGCGGCTGACGCCAGTGCCACGCGGGCGGCGTCCTACGACGTCACGGCCATGAAGGGTGCGCCCAACGGGCTCGCAACGCTGGACTCGGCGGGCCAGCTGCCGTTCAACCAGATACCGGCGATTGCCCTCATCGACACCTACACGGCAGCTTCGCAGGCCGAGCAGCTCGGGCTCGTCACTCAGCGTGGCGACGTCTGCGTTCGCACGGACGAGAACAAGAGCTACATCCGCAACTCCGGCACGACCGGCACGATGTCCGATTGGACGCTGCTGCGGACGCCCATCGATGCGGTCCTGTCAGTGAACGGCAGGGTCGGCGCGGTGGACCTGTCGGACCTCTTCGCTGCCCTCTCGCACACGCACACCATCGCCAACGTCACTGGGCTCCAGACGGCGCTCGACGGAAAGGCTGCGTTGGTTCACACCCACGTCATTGCGGACGTAACTGGGCTACAGACGGCGCTCGACGGAAAGCAGGCGGCAGGCTCCTACGTCACGTCGGTAAACGGCGCGGTGAAGGCCGCTGGCTCTGCGAACAACTCGAACCTCTGGTTCACCGACGACGTCGGCGGCAACCAAGGCATTATCTTCTGGGATCGCGCTGGCGACATCCTGACGCTTCGCCGCTTCGCGACTGACGGCTCGACCCCTCAAGGTGAGCTTCAGGTCATCAACGGGGGCATCAACGTCAACGGCACGGTCCTCAACCTGAACGGCGCTGCGCTGAACGCGGCCAACGGCCTGCTGAAGCTCGATGGCAACGGAAAGATTGACACGGCGCGGCTCACCAACGTCCCCATCATTGGTGGCGACGGTGGAATGGAGGTCGGTAACTACATAGACTTCCACAGCCCGACCGCAGACGGCGCGGACTTCAAGGCTCGCATCCAGGCCAACAGCGTTGGCGACCTCACGCTCGATCCGACGAGCGACGTGGCGTACCTCTGGGCTACCCAGGTATACATCGGTGGCGGCAGCGCGAACCTCATGCTCCAGCATGACGGGTCGAACGCCTACATCCGGACGCAGCCGGGGAAGGGGATGCTCGTCCTCGGCGCGAACAACAACAACAGCATCTGGATCAACGCAGACGGTACGGTGACCTCGGGCTACCAGTGGAACTTCACGACCACGCAGACCTTCACTGCGGCCAATAACCAAATCATCATGAAGTTCGGGACCGCCTCGAACCCGTCGCTGATCTTCCGCAACGACGGCTCCACGTTCTACATGCTCAAGACTGCCGCGAGTACGGCACCGAGCGGGACTTGGGACACCACGCGCCCGTTCATGCTCGACCTCACAAGCGGCAACGTGACCATTGGAACGAGCCTGACGGTCTCTGGGACCACCTACGTCCACGACATCGTCGCGGATCGTGGCGACGGGACCGGCGTCATCTACTTCGGCAACCAAGGTAACAGCCACTACTGCTACTGGGACAACAGCTGGTATCACTTCAACAACGGCGCGGTCCACGTCAACGGACAGCTTCAGGTTGATAGCGCGGCCACCATCCTTGGGACCCTCTACGCCAACACCCCCAACAATGGAACGACGGGCGGCATCCAGCTGCGCGCCAACGGCACCACCGGCAACGCCTACTTCCAGATCGCCAACTCAGCTGCCTCGGCTCAGTGGGGCTACTGGCTCCATCAGTCCACCGGCAATGCCGATTGGAACGGCACGGCGGGCCTGAAGGACAACGGCGGGCGAGTCCTGTCGTGGACAGGCTCTAGGGCTGGCGGGAAATGCACCATCTCTACAGCGGCCCCCTCGGGTGGCGCTGACGGCGACGTCTGGTTCAAGGTATGACCACTCATGTGAACGACGGGGGGACGTGGAAATCTGCGTCCCCCTACGTCAAGGATGGTGCGACCTGGAAGCCAGTTCTGGAAGTCTGGGTCAAGGACGGCACGGTCTGGAAGCAGGCCTACGCCTCGCTGACCTTCACGCCCGACGCGGGCACCTACAGCGCCTCCGGCTTTGAGACGGCGTCATACACGATCAGCTGCTCCCAAGCGGCGACGTGGACGTGGACGAAGAGTGGCGACAGTCACTGCTCTGCGAGCCTCGCCTCTGGCGGATCGGCGACGAGCATCACCTTCACCTGTAACGCCTATCAGCAAACCCCCGCAGGGCAGCAGCCGTCGCCCGACGACCCGTGGGTACAGAACAGCTGCACCTTCACGGTCACCGGGACGGCCAACGGCGTGACGAAGAACTACACCATCAATCTGACGGCCACCGTCTAACCTATCAGGATCATCAATGAACTATGGACCCGCCAACGAGGCGAGAGCGCCTTCGTGCGCTCATGGTCGGACGCGCACTGGCGCGACTCCGTCATGATCAACCTAAGTGCAATCAAGGAACACTTGGTCACCGCGATCACGACTGCTGCCGTACTCGGCGGCGGGTCCACCCTGATCGGTCTGAAGATCAACGACGCTCGCCAAGACGAGCAGATCGAGGCTGCGGCCCAGATGCTCCCTCAAATCCAGAAGGATGTGAAGGAGACGCACGACGCCGTCATCCGCCTCGAAGCCCAACGGGAGAAGTAACATGAGCTTGTTCCACCCCGAGACCGCCGAGGATCAGCTAGCGTGGTTGCCCGTAATTGGGTGCCTTCTGCCGCTGGCTCTCGTCGTCGTCGTCTCTGTACTGCTGCTGGTGCTTTAGCATGAGCCGTGCAGCTCCAGACCTGATGGACCTGATCCACGGGCTCGTCGCTGACAGCCTCAAGCAGGAACTGCAGCGGGCGTTCGACGCTCGCGACGAGAACGACAATCCGATCCCGATCAACCCCCAGCTCCTCGACAAGGCCATGAAGTTCCTGAAGGACAATGGCATCGACGCTCCGGCGGCGAACAAGAAGGTCGACCTACTGGCCGACCAGTTGTCCAAGCTGAACGTGGACGTCGATCAGGAGGCCGCTCTGCGGCACTGATGTCCTCCCGAGACATACTCCAGGGGAGCTTCCTGAAGTTCCTCTGGTACGTCTGGACCGCGCTCCTGCAGTTGCCGGAGCCGACCCGCGTACAGTACGACATTGCTCGCTACCTCTCCGAGGGTCCGCGCCGCCGGTTCATTCAGGCGTTCCGTGGGGTGGGCAAGACCTTCATCACCGCCGCCTACGTGGTCTGGCGGCTCTGGAAGAACCCCGACCTCAAGGTCGCCATCGTCTCCGCCAACGAGACACTGGCGGTCGAGATCGCGGGCTTCATCAAGCAGATCATCGATCACCCTGCCGGGGACGACCTCTGGGCCGAGCTGCGCTCGCGCCCCAACCAGCGGCAGTCGACACTGGCGTTCGACGTCGGAGCTGCGAAGCCCGACAAGTCACCGTCGGTCAAGGCGATGTCCATCGTCGGCCAGCTCACGGGTAGCCGTGCTGACCTCACGATCTCGGACGACGTCGAGGTCCCGAAGAACTCCGAGACGGAGACCATGCGGGAGAAGCTCGAAGCCAAGACCCGCGAGTACGCCGCTATCACCAAGCCGGGGGGCGAGATCGTCTACCTCGGCACCCCGCAGACCGAGCAGTCGATCTACAGGGCACTGCCGGAGAAGGGCTACGACGTCCGCATCTGGCCCGCTCGGTATCCCTCAGGGGAGAAGAGGGGGAACTACGGGGACTTCCTCGCGCCCATGCTGCGGGCCGACCTGGAGCAGGCCCCTGATCTGGGGAAGTGTACCGGATCCACTCTGGGCGGAGCCCCGACCGATCCTGCGCGCTTCACCGACTTCGACCTGATCGAGCGTGAGAACGAGTACAAGGCTGCGGGCTTCCTCCTGCAGTTCCAGCTCGACACCTCGCTGTCGGACGCGGAGAAGTACCCGCTCAAGTCTCAGGACCTGATCGTCCACGACCTAGACAAGAAGGTCGGACCAGCTCGCTTCATCTGGGCTCGGAACCCCGAGCTGACGATCAAGGAGATGGAGAACGTCGGGTTCGACGGGGATCGGCTCTACCGACCCCTGCAGATCAGCGACGACTACCTCCCGTACACCGGCACTGCGATGCACATCGACCCTTCAGGTCGAGGCCGAGATCGGACCACCTACGTGGTCACGAAGTTCCTCGCTGGGTACATCTTCGTGCTGGCGTGGGGAGGCTTCCAAGACGGCTATGGCGACGACACCCTCAGGGCACTGGCGGAGATCGCTAGGGACTTCGAGGTGAACATCATCGTCCCCGAGGACAACTTCGGTGACGGCATGTTCGGCAAGCTGCTGGAGCCGTGGGTCCACAGGGTTCACCCCTGCAGGATCGAGGGCAAGCGCGCTGTCGGCCAGAAGGAGCTGCGTGTGATCGGTGCCCTAGAGCCCGTCATGAAGCAGCACAGGCTGGTGATGGACCGGAAGGTCCTCGAAGCCGACCTGAAGCAGCCGACCGTCCACAAGGGTCTCTATCAGCTCACCCACATGACCGCCGCCCGTGGTGCCCTCAAGCACGACGACATGGTCGACGTCCTCGCTGCAGGCGTCAGTCACTGGGTCGAGTACCTCAACGCTGACGCAAAAAAGGCAGAGGACGAGCGCAGGAAAAAGGCAGAGGCTGAAGCCGAAGCCCGCTTCTTCAGCTGGTCGGTAGGCGCGAGCTTCGAGCGCAAGCCCACAGGCCTAGCAGCCCGTAGGGGAGTTGGTCGGCCCATGAGTAGGGGTCGATCCCGACGATAACCAGCAGGGCTCTCACGGGTCACTGCAGGGGGACTGAAGGGGGAGGGGGGTAACTCCTCCCCCACATCCTTGATCCCATCCACCTACGGTGTTCACCGAAGGAGACCACAGTACCTAAGGTTACACCTTCCATATCTCACCCTCCGAGGGTGGGGGTTAATTGGGGGTCGGTCACTTTCGGTGCAAAATTACGAAGCGGCATATACGCACAGGCGTCCAGCGCACTCCCCCGTAGGGGGCGGGGCGGGGGCGGCAGGGTCTCCATCGGCTTGCCTATGTGGGCAGGGCAGGGTGCCTGAGGCTTTCCGCATGGCACGATACATGGCGCGATTGCATGGGAATGGCGGAAAACAGCCAATCTAATCCCACAACGCATGGCAATGAGTAGCGGCAGGGACACTGGCAGGGCTCATAGGGACACGGCAGGGGCTACGCCCAGGTGCGCGTGTACGTGTGCGCGTCCTTCCGCTTTACCCTGCTTTTTTGATCCTGCCGCTTCAGCGCACCGGCAGTGATCCTACAGCGCACCGGCAGGGCACCGGCAGTGATCGGCAGGGCAGGGATCAAAGCGCACCGGCAGGCACCGGCAGGGATCATTTTTCACGGCCAGTGATCGTTTTTCACGTCTCCCCTGCATTTTTTTCCGTTTGTTTTTCAGCGATCTAGCAATAAAGTTATGGATCTCGAAAAAAAGTATTTGACAGATAGTTCGAGTAAGCAGATAAGCAGGATCACCGGACGGGGCGAGACACTCCGCCGGTACGGCCCAAGGCACGGGGCCAAGCATAGGGACCTACGGTCCAACGGCCAAACCTAGCGAGGCTCCTCTCCTGACGAGACAGGTGGACGCGGTAGCTAGGGGATGAACCCGGAAAAGACAGGGGGCGAACGTCGGACGACGTCCAGTGCCTCCTGCGGATCAGGCCGGAAAGCACAACAACCGAACCCGCGTCGTTGCTGTCGTCTCCTAGTGACAGGGGCGGCGCGTAGCGGTCCCGATCACAAGGGGCCGCCGGTTTCCCGAGCGGTGCCTAAGGGCACCGTTCCGATAACCGTTCAACCAACACTTCGATTAGACAGAAGAGGACAGTAACATGAGTGATCTGGGTTTCATGCGTCTCCTGACCACCTCCGGCAATCCTAAGACCGACAAGGGGGCCAAGTACGGTTTCGCAACGGCGATCCTTCACCTCGCACCGGCTGATCTGTCGGGATGGAACACGTGTCCCGGCGCAACGGCAGGGTGCAAGGCGGCTTGCCTCAATACGGCAGGGCACGGCGGCATCGCCAAGGGCGGCATCGTCACCTATGACAGCGTCAAGTCAGGGGCGCGTTCCAATGCCGTTCAGGCGGCGCGGATCGCTCGCACTGCCTATCTCTTTCAGGACCGCCAAGCGTTCCTGCAGCGGCTCCACAAGGAAATCGCAGCGTTCATCCGCAAGGTTGAGAAGGCGGGGCTTGTGCCCTGCGTTCGCCTCAACGGCACCTCTGACATTCGTTGGGAGGCCTCGGCGTTCCATCTGGACGGCAAGTCGATCTTCGATCACTTCCCGAACGTCCGCTTCTATGACTACACGAAGCTCGCCAACCGGCGCGATCTGCCTGCCAACTACAGCGTCACGTTCAGCCTTGCTGACGGGAATGAGGCGAAGGCCCGGGCCGCGCTTGCCAATGGCCTGAACGTCGCCGCCGTGTTCCGCTCCGAAGGGGCGAGGGACGCATGGCGCAAGATTGGCTTCCTTGGTCACCCTGTGATCGACGGCGACGATAGCGATCTGCGCTTTCTCGATCCCAAGGGCGTGATCGTCGGCCTCTACGCCAAGGGCAACGCCCGTCACGACACCACCGGCTTCGTGGTCGACCATCCGGTCGCCCTGCAGCTTGCCGCCTAACACTTCGATTAACCCGATAGACCCAAAGGAGTAACTACCATGTTCGACCCAATCGACTTCGATCTCGACACCTTCGATCTGACCCACGACGCCGAAGAGGAGGGGGAGGCCTTAGAGGCCGTCGCCGCGATCCTTGGTCGCCCTGTCGGCACCCTCCAGCTGGCCGAGGTGCTGGCATGACCCGCGAACTCATTGAGGCCGCGCAGGCCATGCTCGACGCCTTCGGCGGGAACGTGCCGGATTGGCTCCGTCCCGAAGCGGAGAGGCTTCAGCGCGCAATCGACGCGCAGATTGAGGACGTGGGAGGGCTGGAATGAGCCCCGAAGCGCAGGCCTTCGCCGCCACCCTCCACGCCGCGATCAACGCGGTTTTCAACGTCGTCCTCTTCGGCGGGATCGCCACGGCTGCGGCCCTGATCCTGCCGAACCTCCCGAAAATCATCAGCGCCCTGAAAGGAGCCTAACGCCATGACTGACACCGCCAACCTCCTGGCCCGCATGGTGTACCGCAACAACAGCCCTGCGGTCGCCAACCATATCCTGCGGGCCACCCGCGCCGCCCGTCGAGTGAGACAGGCGATTGAGCGAAACGATGCGCCCTGCCAGCGCCGCTATTGGGTCGAGGAAGAGGCGCGGGAGCTTGTCGCCGCCGCGTCCCTGACGCTCGATCCCTCAATCTCGCCCGAGACCCTCCTGCGGGTCGCCGCCGTTATGGCCGAACGCTGCGCCCAAGGGCTCGACGTGTTCGAGGCTCTCGAAGCGGAGAACGGCAAGTGATCCGCCCGTCCGAACCGCTCAAGGTGCTGATCGCCTGTGAGTTCAGCGGCTGCGTTCGTCGCCAGTTCGACAAGCTCGGCCATGACGCATGGTCCTGCGATCTGCGCCGCGCCGAGGACGGCAGCAACCGGCACATCGTCGGAGACGTCCGCGAGGTGATCCAGTGGGGTTGGGACCTGATCATCGTCGCTCACCCGCCATGCACTCGCCTCTGCAACTCAGGGGTGCGTTGGCTGTCTGAGCCGCCGACGAAGCTCAACCCTGCTCACCACACGGCGCAAGAGTGCCTCGACTATCAGGGGTGGTCTCGCGAAGAGCGGCTGGCCTTCATGTGGCGGGCCCTCGACGAGGGTGCTGCCCTGTTCTCGGACCTGTGGAACGCGGACTGCCCGCGCATCGCAGTCGAGAACCCGGTGATGCACCGCTTCGCCAAGGAGCGCATCCGCAACTACCGCGAGTTCAGTCAGTCCGTGCAGCCGTGGGAGTACGGCGATTGGGAAACCAAGCGCACGTGCCTCTGGCTCAAGGGACTCGAGCCGCTGGTGCCGACCTACCGCACCCTCGACGAGGCCCGCCGTGGTCTCGGCAAGGGGCCGAAGGCCAAGCCCACTGACCGCGTCCACAAAATGGCTCCCGGCGCTGACCGGGACAAGGAGCGCAGCCGCTTCTTCGACGGCATCGCCGAAGCAATGGCCCTGCAGTGGGGCGGCGTCACCGAACACGCCCTCGATCTCGCAGCCTGATCACTCACGAAAGGAACACACACACCATGAACACCAAGCCTGTCGCCAAGAGCCTGCACACGGTCACCGTGATCGTTCAGGTCGCCCGCCAGTTCCAGAAGGGGTTCAGCACGGACCCGCTCGGGGACGCGATGGAGTGCCTCGGCCTCGCCGGTCGCCCCGATCCCTACGGCCTCGCCGCCGCAGCCCTCAAGCAGCTGGAGGCGGGCAAGTGAACGCGCTCCTTTTCGCCCTTATCGCCCAAGTCCACTGCGGCGAGTACGTCGGCACCGCGTTCCACATCGGCGGTGACCATTGGGTCTCGGCATCGCACATCACCGTGCAGCGCCGCTGCAAGATCGGAAACTACAGCCTCAAGGTGACCGAGCGTGACGCAGTGCAGGATTTCCTGCGGTTCGACACGCACGGCCCTACCGAAGCTCTCAAGGTCAGCTGCGAGGGCTTCGTCGCGGGTCGCACCTACTACGCCGTAGGCTATCAGGTGGATGATCCGAGGCTGACCCGCATCCCGCTCACAACGTCCCCGAAACCGGCGATGTACGGGCGGGCAATCCTCGAAGGGCCAAACCCAATCGAGGGCATGTCGGGCGGGCCGATCCTCAACGACCGCGACGAGGTTGTCGGCACGATCATTGGTTATATTAACGGTACTAATTACAACGTCTCAGTGCCGCTCAAAAACACCAGCCTGTGCCGTGGAGCGACCACACTCGCTCGGTCCTAGTCGCGGCGCTCGTCGCGGGTGAGGGGCTTCCATCGGGTCGACTGACGGCCCGCGTAATAGCCTGCCCACCCAACGGCACCGAGCAACACCCACACCACCAACTCAACACTCATGGGAGACACCTGTGAAAGCATACGAAACAGCAGCGGGCTTGATAGTCCGCACTCAGGACGAAGCCAAGGCCAGCGGCAAAGGCTGGCGGCTCGTCGAGATACCGACCGACCAGCGCGGCCTGATCGACTACCTCAACAACAACCGGCACATTCCCTGCGACTGCAACGGGTCAGGGGTGAAGGAGGCAGCGCCTGTCGTCACCCAGGAGCGCGCACCCTCGCGTGAGCCTGTCGAGTGCAGCCGATGCAAGTGGGACCTACGGTCTCGCCAGCGGTACGCCGACAGGATCGAGCGGGACCTGACCATCGAGGGGGTCGAGCAGTGGATCGACAAGTGCGAGCCCAACTACCTCACCAAGCTGGTCTCGGCGGTCACCCTGCGGCTCTCCGAGCTTGCCCGGGGGCTCTGATGTTCGGAGTGTTCGAGGCCGCACGGCAGGCGCGGCAGGCGGCGATCCTCGCCGAGGCCATGCTGATGCAGGAGCAGAAGCGGCTCGGGGCGGTGCAGAACACCGTCCCGGGTGGCTACTACACCCGCGATTGGATGGTGCGGCACTACATCGAGAACCCCCGCAAGTACGGGTTCCGGTGGGTTCCCGGGCGGGAGTGCTGGCAGCGCGAGAGGGACGGCATGGTCGACGTGCTTCACGCTGCCCCTCCGCTGCCGTTCTTCCTCGATCCCGAGCAGATCGCAGAGCTTACGCCTGAGATCGATTGGTCCCGGCGCGTGGGTGATCGCATCCGCCATTTCGAGGATTGGGGCAGGGCCTATGTGGGATGAAGGCCACACTGACGAACGTTAGTAAAGCGGGTCGATTGCCGTTCATGTTCAGGCGGTTAATGGGCCCGCAGGGAAGGTGAAAATGACGAGCGCGAACAAGGGGCGATTGGCAAGGAACGCTCGCATCCTCGTCGGCAGCATCCGACGTCTATGGGGCGGGGCGACAGAGGCGGGGATCGGGTTGGTCCTCACCGAGGTCTATTACTCCAACAACCCGTGGGTGACTGTTTCGTTCATCACCAGCCAGCTGACGCGGGCCTCCGATGATACCGTGAGGCGGCGGCTTGAAGAGTTGATCGACGCCGGTCTGGCGGAGTTCATCGAGCCCGACGGGCGCAAGCTCTACAAGGCCACCGAGAAGGCGGCAGACGGCACGACCATCCTAATCGAGGACGCCTTCGCGAAGAGCAACCCCGCGACGGGTTTGATCGCGGTCCACCGGCTCTCGGCTACAGCCTAACCTCAAGTTGCAACGCCAGCCGCAAACTGCGGCTACACTGTTGCAACATTACCGAAAGTTCACCATCTGGCCGCTTCGATTAGCCAGACAGTTCTGAAAAGGAGACTCAATGTGACCTAGCCGACACAATGATAGGGTTCGGACGCAAACTAGAGCGGTGGGGATACCGGCACCGCGTCCGTCAACTAGCGCCCATATAGCGACCTCGGGGACACAACGGCGGGTCGATCAGCATCGTGCTGACGGCATCAACGAGGGATCGTGATCGATGGGACACACAGACTTTGGCATAGCTCTTAGTGTGAAAGACCGGGTTTCCATGCTACTCGAACAATCTGTTAACAACGTATCTTCCATTAACGGAGGGACCGATGCTACACATAGAGGCGATAACTTCGACGCGACGGGGGCGCTCAATGAAAGCAACGACACCGACCAAGACCGACCAGCTGTTCAAGTCCGTGCGAGACTTCGCGGACTTCTCGGCGGGTATGATGGTCCTCGCGGAAATGGCTCCGGAGCGGCTCACCATGAGCCAAGCGATCTTCTTCCTGCTGACCGGCGCTGCCGATATTGCGGGAAAGGACCCGACCTACACTGACATTAAGGAGGCAGTCGGGGACAAGATCAACAAGAGCCTCAACACCACCTACCGCATCTTCCTTGAGCCGTCCCGCCTGTATCCCAACGGGCTCGGGTGGCTGAAGCAGGAGCCCAACCCCGACGACAACCGAGTGAAGTTCCTGCGGCTCACCAAGAACGGCAGGGCGGTCATGGCGGAAGTCCTCGAAGCACTGAAAGGAGAGTAACCCATGGCGAAGATCGGCACGAAGCCGAACGGCATCCACTACCTCGACGTCCACGTGGAGGTCGACGGCCAGCTGAAGCGGCAGCGCGTCAGCACCGACACCCGCGACCGGCAGGAAGCCGAGCGGCAGCGCAAGGCGTGGATCGCAGGCGTTCACCCCAAGCACCCCTCGCAGGGGGGTAGCGTGGCTCCTAAGGGCCGCGTCGGCGCGCTCCTGAGTTCGAGTAGCCCGACTGTTCGATCAACCGGATGGACGATGGAGCGGCTGCTGGAGCGCGGCCTGCGCGATCCGGAGGTGTGGGGCGAGTGCAAGGCGCAGTCGACCCTGCAGTCCAACTGTCGGCTGCTGATCAAGCGCCTCGGGGATCGCCACGTCTCGGAGTTCACGACGCCCTACCTGAAACAGGTGGTCGCTGACATGACCGCCGAGGGCTACCGTCCCGCGTCCATCAAGCGGCACTTCGCGATGCTCTCGCGGGTCCTGCAGCTGGCCGCTGACGAGTGGACCGACGAAGCCACCGGCAAGACGATCATCCCGGTCGCTCCGCGTATGCCGACCATCACGGTCAAGAACGTGAAGGGCGAGGAAGCGGCGCTGACCTACGACGACGAGAAGCTGGTGTTCGCGGCTATCGACAAGCTGGAGATCGAGCAGCCGCATCGCAACTGGCGACGCTACCGCATGTTCGTGCGGGTCGCCCTCGACACCGGCTTCCGCAAGTCGGAGCTTCTGAGCATCGGCTCGAAGAACGTCTACCGTCGCCAGTTCAAGGGCCAGGAGCGCGTCCTCCTGCAGCTGATGCGGTACGAGACCAAGAACGACGACCCTCGGGTGATCCCTTGCACCCCTGCCGTGGTCTCCCTAATCCCGGCTCTCAACGAGCAGGAGATCGGCGGCAAGTGGTTCCCGCTCGGACAAGCCGCTTGGACGATGTGGGATCGTATCAGGGAAGAGGTGCGGAGCATGGGTGGCAACATCGACAAGGTCGACGTCCACGGTCTGCGCCACACTTGCCTGACGCGCCTCGGCAAGCAGGGGATGGACGTGAAGCGCCTGCAGCTGTGGGCTGGTCATGCCGACATTAAGGTCACGCAGCGATACGTCCACTTCAACGTCGACGATCTGCTCGAAGGCACTGCGCTCCTAGATAACACACCCGAGGGGAAGTGCAGCGAGGAACCCGATCCTTCTGTTTACTCGAACCTTTCGATGGATCGGGGGAACCGTGACAACCTTGGCGCAGGCACGATCCAATAAATGGCCGAAAACTCACAGAAAGGTAACATGGCGCGTGGCATATCGCGCCTTATTCTTCAATCACTTAGCGGCGTTTTCGGGGGTGTGCCAAGTGGCGCACCCCTTGCCGCACCCCTGCGCGTCACGATCTGGCACGATACTTCGAGTAGCCTGATCAATCGTGCCAGCTCCTGCCGCGTAGGCAGCAATTAACCCCCACCATCGGCGGGGGATCACCCTCACCCGAAACCTACGGTCGCGTTCTGCGGCCCGCATCCCTGAACCGGAAGGACACCTATGACCGATTTTCGTGAGCAGCTTCGTCGTCAGATCGACCTTGAGGACGAGCAGCGGGCCCTCGGCCAGAGCCGCTACCACAACCGCCTGCTCCCATGGCGCACCGAGGCGGGCACCGTGGACGAGGAAGCGAACCTCCCGCCGGGAGCCCTCCTGCTCAAGACGGCAGTCCAGCCGGTCGCCGAGCGCATCCGCGAGTTCATCGACAACGCCTGCTCGGGCAAGGCCGGTCGCCGCCACACGGCGGTCGACTTCCTGCTGCTGACGGACCCCGAAGAGGTGGCCTACCTGACCACGCGGGTGATGCTGAACCTCGCGATCAGCCAGAGCCTCCTGCAGACGGTCGCGATCAAGGTGGCGGACGCCCTGATCGAGAACCTAGAGTTCAAGGCGTTCAAGGAGCAGAACCGGATCGGCTACAAGGGCTACATCAAGAAGCAGGAGCAGCGGGGCTACAGCCGCCAGCGCGCCGCCGCCGTCAAGAAGCTGTTCAAGGCCGAGGGCGTGGCGATCTCCCTGTCGCAGCCCGAGAAGGCCAACGTAGGCATGGTCTGCATCGAGCTGGTGATTGAAACGACCGGCTTCTTCGCCACCGAGAAGAAGCATCGTGCCAAGGGCTGGGCGTACTCGCTCCGCCCGACCGAGACCCTGCAGGATTGGCTCGACAAGGAACACGCTCGCTGCTCCCTGATCGCCCCGATCCATATGCCGATGGTCGTCCGTCCGCGCCGCTGGCGCACCCCGACCTACGGCGGTTACCTGACCCCGCGTCACGGCAACCGCTTCATCAAGCAGCGCAACCGTGCGTACCACGACGAGATCAGGAACGCGGACCTGACCAAGGTCTACGACAGCGTGAACCACATTCAGGACACGCCGTGGCGGATCAACAGCCGCGTCCTCGCCGTCATGGAAGAGGTCTGGAACGGGGGAGGGACCCTCGGCGGTCTCCCTGCGCGGGACGACGAGCCGGTGCCGACCAAGCCGCTCGACATTGACACCAACGAGATCGCCAAGCTGGATTGGAAGAGGGCCGCAGCCGAGGTCCACGGTCGCAACGCGGAGCGCCGCTCGGCCCGCTTCGCGATCCACTCGGGCCTGTGGGTCGCCCGCCGGTTCGCCAGCGAGAACTCGATCTACTACCCCCACGAAATGGACTTCCGTGGACGGGTGTACCCGATCCCTTCGTTCGGCCCGTCGCCGCAAGGCTGCGATTGGCAGAAGGGGCTGCTCGAGTTCGCTCACGGCATCCCCCTCGGGGCCCAAGGGTTCCGCTGGCTGAACATCCACATCGCCAACCTGTTCGGCGTG